GTCCACTAAAGGCGCTCCAGGAAGCACTACAGGCATTTTAGAGTTTAACTCAGCTAGAATTGACTCTATGATAGATTTATTTGGAGAAGGTCCTTTAGTTGACGCTGCAATAGCTTCAGTAAGACCCTCAACTACTCCAGGAGTAGGCGGAGCAGGTAAAATTTTAGTTTATAAGACTAACGCTTCTACTCAAGCTTCAGCTAATCTTATTAAAACAACTAACCAAATCCTTGTAAAAGGGGTTGCTTGGGGAGTAGAGGATAATAACCTAGCAGTTGTTGTAGCCGCTGGTTCTACTGCTAACAAGAAAATTGTTTCGGTTACTAAAATAAGCTCTACGACCGAAGTTTTAGGTGAGAATGAAGATCAGTCTATTTTAAACATTACTCATGACGGAAACGCTTCCGCAGCTACTTTAACTATTGCAGGAGCTTCTAGAAACGCTTTAATTTTGACTTCTGCGTTAACTGGACAGACAGACGGTTCTTTAGACCTAAACATTCCTTTAGCTGGAAAGTCTATGAAAGAAGTAGTTGATTTAGTTAATGCACAAGTTGGCTATACTGCTACCCTTTTGACTCCTTCAAGAGCTTCTACTCCAGCGTCTGACTTAGACGCTGTAACAGCGGTTAATATTTTAGTTTTGGTAGTGTTAAAAAGACTTCAGAAAGAGATTGTTGACTTATTAAATACTTCTACTCGTGTAGAAGCTACTGAGACTGCGGTTTTAGATGGTTTACCAGACAATCAGAACGTATCTTTGGCAGGAGGCGCTCAAGGTGCTTCAACTAACGCTACTTTTTCTACAGCTCTTGCAGTTTCTTTAGCTCAAGACTACTCAGTTTTAGTACCATGTGTTTCTAGAGACGCTGCTACGGATATAGCTGACGCTGTTTCTGGTTTTACAGATGCCGCTTCAACTTACACAATAAGCTCTATTTTAGCTGCTACTTCTGCCCATTTAACTTTGAGAGGCGACACTAAAAACAGAAAAGAAGCTCAAGCAATGGTCGGTGTAAAAGAAGCTACTAAAGCTGACGCTTTTTTAGCTATCTCTGCTATTGCAGACGCTAATATTCAAGCAGTTATGCAAGATATGATTTTGTTAGACGCTTCTGGAACTTTAAAAGTAGCACAACCGCACGTTTTAGCTGCCGCTTTAGCTGGTATTCGTTTAGGCACTACTGTAGGGGAGCCATTAACCAATAAATTCGTTCGTTCGGCTTTAATAGGTCATAATATTAACCCAACTACTCTTTTAGAGACAGGAGACTTTAATACTGCTCTTGACGGAGAAGAGGCTATTGAAAATGGCGTTACTTTCTGCGAAAAAAGAGGAAATGGCTTTAGAGTTGTAGTAGATAACACAACTTACGGAGTAGACGACTCTTTTGTGTTTAACCGTGGTTCTGTATTAGAAGCATCTTACTTTACTTTTAAAACTATTCGTAATTTAGTCGAGTCCTTGTTCGTAGGTCAAAAAGTTTCTAACGGAGCTGCTTTATCTATAAAAAATGCTATCAGAAACAAGCTAAGAGAGTTAAATCAAACAGATGTTCAAATCTTAACTTCTAGCATAGACGCTCCAGAAGGTTTTAGAGAAGACACTTTTGTAGTAACTATTGACGGAAATACAGCTAGAGTCCAAGTAGAGATTAAACCAGTTCAAGGATTAGATTTTGTTTTACTAGACTTTACTCTAGGTAACATTTCTCAGTCTGCGTAAGGATTTATGAAAAAAGTAGTTTGGGATGCCAATATTAGCATGGGAAAAAAGTCAAAATACTCCTCTATTGGAGATTTTGTCAAAAAATCCGAAGACTTTCATAGAGAACAAAGTCGTTCTCAAGAGTATTTAGCTAAAGCTTATGTTCCTATGGTAAAACTACTTGAAATGAGACTTACGAAAGGATTGCCTCTTACCGTTATGAGACCTTTGGTATATACTACCGATGAAATGCAGGGAAGTGATGGATTTTATGCCAATTCTTCTCCTAAATTTACTACGGTAAAAAAGAGCATCTTTCCAGGAACACAGATTATTTTAAAAGAGATAGACTCTGGAATGAAAGAGTTTATTTTTGAAGACGCATTAGGAAAAAGTCATAATATATCTTTTGATGAAAAAGCATTACTTATGACTCAAACAGACATATTTGAAGAACTTGATAAAATTTTAAGTGAAATAGGAGATTAGTTATGAGTAGAGTAATGACAGGGAGCAAAGGTTCTCTAAAATTAAATGGGGTTAAAATTGCATACGTTGGTGGATTAAACGTAAACGAAGAAAATTCTTTAACTGATATTGACGTTTTAGACCAATTAGAAGTGGCGGAACACGCTGAGACTGGACATAAAGTTAGTTTTACTTGTAACGTATTTAGAATTGATGGAAACGCTTCTACTCAGTTAGGTATCCGAGCAGTTAACATTAGAGACATCTTAAGCCAGCCAGAGTTAACTATGGAAATTTATAACTCAGTAGACGACAGAGTCGAGTTAACTATTTCTGGAGTTAAATATGAAGGCGGCAGTTATTCTGTCGAGGCCAGAGGTGTAGCTTCAGGTACTTTTAATTTTAAAGGTCGTATTTCTAGCGGTATTTAATTCTTTAAAACACAGTAAAATCAATAACTTACTGTTTTTAGTTTCAAAAAATTTTTATATAAAATACGAAGGAGTTTACTTTCCTTTGTATTTATTATATAATTTAAAGCATGATAAAAGATACCACAATAATAAAATTAAACACAAGAAATAGAAAAAGGTTAGGGGAGCTAGGGTATCTGGTTCCTTCTGGTTTAAAAAAAAATAAGCCAATAACTATAGAAATAAAAGTAAGTCATCTTTCAAAAGGCTCTAGGGCTTTAGTAGAAAGAGTTTGCGACTCTTGCGAGGTTAAAGAACATATTAGTTTTAGAGACATGGGTTCCGAAAGGCATTGTAAAAAGTGTAGTCTTAAAATAGAGCATTCTGGTAAAAATTCGGTACATTTTGGTAAAAAAAAGTCCAAAAAGATTTGTGAAAGCCTGAGAATAATAAACTCAATGCCTAAAGAGGAAGAAACAAATATAATAAGCTTTTTAGATAAAACAGGCTTTAGCCCTACATCTAAGGAGGCTCTAAAGCAGCTAGGCTGGTCCGTACAAACTATACTAAATGTTGTAAATAGAAATAACAGAAGAGACCTTGTACACAAAAATCCTTTTTCTAGCTCTCAAGAAATATTAATTGTTAACTTTTTAACCGACCTAAAAATACCTTTTAAAAGAAATTTTAGAGAAATACCTTTTGTATCCGAAGTAGACTTTTATCTACCCGATCATAACTTAGCTATAGAAATTAATGGCTTATTCTTTCATTCCGAAATAAAAAAACCAGATAAAAAGTTTCATTATAATAAATTTAAAAACTGTAAAAACTTTGGAGTAAAGCTATTAACCATTTGGGAGCATCACTTTAATGTAAGACCTTCGGCAGTATATGGACTTATAAAAGCACATTTGTTGTTAAACAGTACAATATATGCTAGAAAATGCGTTTTAGAAAGAGATAAAAAGCAATTAATCAAATTTATAGAAAAAAACCATATACAAGGTGCCAAAATCAACGATAACCATTTGGGCTTATCTTATAACGGTGAGATAGTTTTGGCGGCTTCTTGGGGAAAGCACCATAGAAATTCTTCCACGTTAGTCTTATCTAGGGTATGTTTTTCTGATTATAGAGTTACTGGCGGAGCAGAAAAGCTTTTAAAGCACATCCCTAGACCATTAGTAACTTGGTCAGATAACTGTTACTCTCCTAACCCTACCCTTTACTCAAGATTAGGTTTTACTAAGGATAACAGTCTTCCTATAGATTATTTTTATACTAAAGGAGACTCTACTTTCTTTTCTAAACAGTCTCAAGGTAAAAAAAATACAAAATGTCCTCTATCTCTAACAGAAGCTCAATGGGCAAAAGAAAGGGGATTATATAGAGTGTGGGACTGTGGTAAAATACGTTGGATACTAGAGTAATCTACTTTATTGCTTTTATTTCTTTCCTAATAGTAGCCAAATCAACTTTAATACCGTTCATTATTGTTTTTTGGTTTTTTAAAGAAACGTTCGTTTTATTCCTCAAATCTAATAAAAGTCCTATAATAACCAAAAATAGGATAGATTCTACTGATTTAAGGTTATAAAATACAAAATAAATGCAGGAAGCGATTAAAGTAAGAATAAAAAGCTTTTTTATCATTTAGAGAACCTCTTTCCTGTGTGTATGGCCGTAGCTTGGCTTGTTCCAGTTAAGTTACCTAAACCTTTCTTTGTTCCGTCTTCGTAAACCATATCAAAATCTGTATACACGTTTCCATAGTCTCCTGTACTAGATCCCACCACTACTAAAGCTGGTATTTCTTTTTTTAAGCAAGCTGGATAGTAATCACAGTTTTGATTATCGACAATTTCTCCATTATTACCAGCGGCAGCAATTATTAAAACTCCCTGACTAGCTAATTTTTTTAAAACAAAAATCTCGCTTGATAATGCTCCTTTTGAGCTCAATGAAAGATTTAATCCTACTAGTCCTGGAATGTTAAGAGTTTGATGCAGGGCTTTTGCATAGTTTTGGCTGTTTTTTGCATCATAATATTTTATGCTTACTATGCAATATTTTTTTATATCTAAATTAGAAGCTATTAGCCCAAATATATTGGGTCCGTGGGGATGTATAGCGTAAATATCGGAAGAATAGGAAAAATGCCCATCTTTACAAGCGGCAGGAGAGTCTTCTTGATATTTATAGAGTCCTGTGTCTAGCATTGCTACTTTTTGCCTAACCTCAAAGCTAGAAGGAGCGTTACAAGTGTTTGCAGGGGATAATAGTAGTAGAAAATATAGAAAGTTTAACATATATATAAACTATCAAAAATAATTAAAAAAGTCAACTACTTTAAAAAAAGTTATCATATTGATATAATTTGGTTAGATTTAAGATTGGAGATATAATGAAAGATGCTATAATGACCAGTTTACCTGACAGTGAAAAGTCTTTTACAATAGACATACAAGGCGAAGTGACTAAACATAGGTACGTCGGTGAATTTACTTGTAAAATCCTGAATAAAAAAGAGCGAGCTTTTGTATCAAAACATTACGCTTTTCTTAATGGGGACGTTTCTGAGTTCCTAGAACCCTCCACTAAGCAATTTCATGAAGTTATAGCCTATTTACGTTTTTCAATAATCAAATTTCCTTCTTTTTGGGCTACATCTGACCTAGGATACGCTTTAATGGACGAAGCTCCAGTTATAGAAGTGTATAAGCAAGTTCTAAAGTTTGAGGACGAGTGGGTTGAAAAAATTTGGGGTAAGCCCGAAGTTAAGACAGAAGACGAGCCTAAAAGTGAGTGAAGTTTTTGACCCTTTTTTTAGATTAAAAAACATAGCTTACATAAGAACTAAGTTTCCAGAAGGATTTGAGACTATAAACGTTTTTATAGATCATTGTAAAACTACTCTTTGTTTTAACTTAAAAATAGCTTATAAAGACCCTTTGTGGGACAGTTACACAGATGAAGAGATAATTATTGAGTATTACTGTCATGTTTATAATACTAATAAAGACGAAGCAGATAAAATGAGAGCTTCTTTTGTGAAAGAAGAGGATTTCTTTGCTTGGACTGAAAAAATGATGAAAAAGAATGAAGATGATTTGGACAAAAAAAGAGAAGAAATGGAAGACGTAAATTTTAGTCCAGATATAATAGGAAGTTAATATGAGTAAATTAAAAATATCGGCAGACACATCGCAAGTAAAAAAATCTATCATGGAGCTTGGCGATAATCTTAAGAAGATGAACGCTAATCAAAAAGTTACTGTTTTTAGTAGCGAAGAAAGAAAATTTATAAAAAGCGAGTTAAATGCTCAATTTAATAAGTTAAAAACAAATTTAGGAGACAGTAAAAAACAAGTAAAAGAGTTGTTTGTTGAGCTTTCAAAAGTAACAAAAGGTTCTGATAAAGAACTGCAAGTAAAGAAAAAAATAACCGACGAGCTAAAAAAACAAGTTAAAGCTTCTAAAGAGTTATCTGGTATGAAGTCTTCTGGTGCAGGGGGCGGAATGGGCGGAGGCTTGGGCGGAAGTATGCCTGGCGGAATTGTAGGTAAGATAACAGCTGCCGCTGGTGCTTATGCTGCTTCTATAGCTTATCGTTCAGTTTCAGCTTTTAAACAAGGAGCTGGTAGTAATATATCGCTTCAAGGATTAGGTGTAAACCCTAGATCAGGCTTTTCTGCAAGACAGTTAGCTGATAGCGGCTTAGATGTTAATAGTATGATGGATAACAGAGTTAACGCTACGAGAGTTCTTGGTAGAGAAGGCGGAAGCGAACAAGGCGTTCTTGGTAGAGCTAGCTTTGAGAGAGCAAAAGGATTAGAGGGCGGCTCGTTAATGAATGTGGCAGGTTCTTTAAGAGGTAGTTTCGGAGGCTTTGGAGCTAATGACGCTCAAATGAAATTACAAGCTTCTATTTTAAGTTCTGGCATCGAAGATGCGATAGGACCGTATTTAGAGGCGGCTACTGATATGCTTTCTAATATTAATGAGAACGGAGTAACTAGCACGACAGACATTATAGCAGCTTTTGGAGATATTGCCAGAAGTGGACAAAGAACTGTAGAACAAAGTGCAAAGCTTTTCGGAGGAATAGACTCTTCTATAAGAGGAGCTAGTGGAGAATCTGACGCTTTTTTCCAAAATGCTTTTGGTAGAGCTGGAATAGGCGGAGGAGCGATAGGTACTACTAAATTCGCTATGCAAGCTGGAGGACTAGCTGGACTAGACTCAGAAGCGTTATTAAATAGAGGATTTGACCCAGCTTTAGTAGCCGATTTTGAAAATTCTAATATGTCTTCTAACAAAGGAGGAGCCTCAAGAAGAGCTGGAGCTATCACTTCTCAAGCTAGACAAAACTTAGGAATGTCTGGAAGTTTTTCTGGAATTAAAGACGCTAGAACTGCGGCAATGGCTTCTCAGTTTGGTAACTCAATGTTTGGGACTCAAGGAATTGGCGGTTTAGACGCTTTGAGACTTTTAGAGCAATTAGAAAACAAAAAAATAACTAAAAAAACTTTTGATAAAGAATTAGAAGATATAAAAAACAACACTCCAGAATTAAAAGGATTAACTGCTATAAACAATTCTCTATCAGGACAGACTAATGTTTTAGATAGTATGTCTAATTCATTAAAAATTATAAGCGGAGAAACAATGGTTCCGGCAGCTTTAGCACTGCAAGAAGCAGACAACTTAGCTATTAAAGGAGCTGGTAATTTAGTTGGAGGAACAACTTCAATGATGGGAAGCCTTGTTAAAGCTATTCAAGATGCGGTTACAATTAAGCAAGACCCTTATACTCAAAAATTAAATCTTAAAGAAAAACATAATATATTGCTTAAAAACTTGCCAAAACCTATCGTAGTAAATCCTCCATCTAACAAACTGTAAGGTATTGATATGTCAACAAAAAAACAAAAACTATCTAATGACGTAATAAACTACGTACCTCAAGCAAAAGTTATTTGTTTTAGTTGGGAACTAGAAGACTTAAGTAAAGAGCTTACAAACTCTGACTTATCCGACTCTACAGGCTTTGATATAAGTGCGTTCGTAACTTCAATTAACTTCTCGAAAAACATGACTAATCCTTCTGGAACTTTTTCTTTTAGTTTAGCTAACTCTACTGGAGGAGTAGGTTCTGGAGACTGGAAGGATATTATAAAAAGAGGCTCTTGGTTAGTAATTTACATGACTCAAGTTGGGGACCTTACTGTTCCAAATTTTATTGAAGTAGATAAGTTTCAAAATAACCCATCTTCCAAAATTAGATGCATAGGTTACGTTGATCGAGTAGCTGTGACTTCTAGCCTAAACGAAAATGGAGCTTTTGATGTAACTTATGAAGTCTCTGGAAGAGACTTTGGAGTTATTTACGAAGATACTAACATTTGGCATAATTTATTTCTTACTGAAAAAGCTCTTCTAGACTCAGTAGGTAAAGCAAATCTTGATGTTCTAGGACAGACTACAGTTGACGTTGTTCTTAGTACCGTTCACGATTTATTTTATTTTCCTGAAAGCGTAAAGGGCGCTAGGCTAACAGCTAAGGGTTCTGTTTTAGAATCTTTAGCATTACAGTGGCTTTTGCCGAGAAAGCTATTAAAATTAATAGGTACTCCGAGCACTGGAGAAGAGTCTACAGAGAATTTAAGATTTACTACTTTAAATTTTGGAGATGCTTTTTTAGGTAAAGTAATTAAAAAAAACTTTGCTGCTACTCCTTCGGGAATATCAGTTTCAAACCCTCTTGACTTTTTAACTGGCAATGCTTGGGAAAATTTAAAAAATATAAGCGTCCCAGAATTACATGAACTTTTTACTGAGACAGACGATAAAGGATTTCCTAATATTATTTTTAGACCCATCCCTTTCGGAATTAATAATAAAGCTTATCCGATTTTAGCTAAAAAAATTACTTTATACAAAGACTTGCCAAGCGTAACTTTGGAAGGTAGTGATATAATTAGCTTTTCTCTCGGAGAAGAAAACCATTCTAGATATAATTCTTTTTTAGTAACAGTAGTTAATTCTCATATTAATCAAGAAAACAATATTCAAGTGATAAAAGACACTAGATTTCCATTTACGGAACAAGCTTCTGTAAAAAGGCATGGTTTTAGAGCTATGCATACTACTGTTAACTCTTTAGTTAGAAACGAGGCTTTACAAAAAGGAACAGCTGACTTAAAATTGCTTAGAGATTACAACGAGTTACTAGTAGATTATTGGAAGAACGCAGTATTTTCTGAGTCTGGAACTTTGAAGATAGTTGGAAGAAATGATATAAAAATAGGGAAGTGTATTTTAATAGCTTCTGACGTCCCTTATATAAACGGTAAAAGATTTTATATAGAAGGTTATCAAGACGAATTTATAGTAGAAGACAATGGAACTTCTGTCTGGACTCAAACTTTAAATTTAACTAGAGGGTTTAGTGAAAAAGACCTTAAGGATAAAGAAGGCTTTGAGACTATTGACGGTTCTTTTATACAAGCAGGGGACTTTGTTCCATCTTCAGGAGGTAAGAAGTGAGATTTAGATCAGACGGTTCTATTCAGTCATCCAATTTACCTACCAGAGAAAATAATACTAGTGACCAAAACTTTGACACTAAAATTTATAGAGCTCTAGTTGTTAATGTGGTTTTTGCAGACTCCCTTTCAAACATTTCTAAAAACTCTAAGGCTTCAGAAATATATTACGATGTAATTGTTTTAGGAGGACAAAAATCTGGTTCTCTATTATCTAATTGTAAAGTAATGAATCCTATGGGAGGCTCTTTTGACTACTATCACAGAGTTCTTAAACCTTCTACATTAGAGCTAAGAGCTACTAGATTAGAAGACCAAGATGGGGACATAGTTTACGTCTCGTTTATCCAAGGAAACTCTTCTTATCCAGTAATAATTGGGGTAGAAACTTTAGGCAACGAGTTAGACCCAGAGTCTCACGCACCTACGCAAGAAGATGGCTACGTTTATAAAAATAGTTATAACGGAGCCACGGAAGTAGTAAATAAGTTTGGGGACTACTTTTTTAGTGTCAAAGGATTAAAGAATTTTGACGAGGCTACAGGGAAGCTAGAAATCAATACAGACCAAAACGATTACTACGGCTCTCTAAACATAACTGAAGCTGGACTGTTTATTGGAAATAAGATTTTTGCTATTTTTACAGACACTAACTCAAATACTTATCGAAGAGTTGTTGGTATAAACACTGACGGAACTTATAGATTAAATGAAACCTTTTCTGTTCAAGACGAAAGAATGGTTAGAGAGTATGAGTCAGGTCTAACAATTACAGAAGACGGCAAAAACGATGTGGTTACTATTGAGACCGAAGGCGGAACAGTAGTTACTGTAAACGGTCAATCTGGATTTATAAATTTAAAAGTTAATAATACAGAACTTATAATAAATGGAGCTTCTGGTAAAATAACCTTAAATAGCGGTTTTGTTGACCTAGGAGACTCTATAGCTGATTTAGTAGTAAAATACACAGAACTTAAAACTCAATTCGACTCTCATTTTCATAATGCTCCACAAGCTATATCTGGAGTCATTCCTACTACTCCTCCACTAGTAGGTCTTTTACCTACAGCTGGTTCTAGCAAAGTAAAGGTAAGTTAAAATGGCAAAACCTATATTAACAGCTCAAGAAATAGCGGATTTACAAAATGTTAGGGCTCAAAAAGTTGATCTTATACAAACCTTTCAAGCACAAGTTGTTACTAAAACTGCGGAGATACTCTTTTTTGAAGATAGGGACGATTTGTATAAGTCTTTTTTTGATTATTACAATGATGAAATAGTTAGAAGATATGACAACGAGCTTACTGCTCTAGTAGGAACCGAGATAACTAGTCCAGTAACTAATGCTGAATTGGATGCCTTAACTGACATAATAATAGAAACAGACCCAGTAATTTTAGCAGCTTTAGTTTTAACAAGGCTTTTTCCTGAGTCACCAGAAACCAATATAACTAGAGTGCCAGAGTTTGACGGAGGAGGAACTTTAGTTAATCCATTTAACGAGCAAACTAGGGTAAACTTTCAAAATTTTATAACTAACGGTCTTCAAAATGGATTTGGGGCAGGCTCTGCCAACACTCTAACTACAACTTCAACCATAACTACAAGTTCTAGCTCTTTTAGCACTACTTCGCCAGTAGCTTCCCCTGTATCAAATGGAGACGTTTTTGTTATTAGAAGTGCTTCTCAAGTATGTATTATTCAGGTAACAAGTTCTACTCTTACGTCAATACTTCCAGTACCTCCTCCTTTTACTTATGATATTAATTTTAATTTTATATTACCTCCTTTAGCTAGTATTGGTTCTGGACAAGAATTATATGAGTTTTCTGGATTTTCAAATGCTGATAGAACTTCAAAGACTGCCTCTTTTGGACCTTTTCAAGTTTTAATGAATAGACTAGTTTCGGAGGTTCAGTTGGCTAATAATAACCAAATAACTTTATTAACCGAGCAAAATCTGCAAATGTCTTTAAATAGTGACCCAGATGGAACGGCAGAGTTTTTAGCTTCCACAATAGCTAATAATTCTCAGATTTCTTTAAAAACTACCTATTTAATAGGTACAGACATATCTAATGCAGGGATAACGTCACTTGGAGCTACTAACTCTAGTAGGCTTACGGCTATTACGGCTAGAGAAGCCCAAATACTAGCAGCTTATACTGGAAGAACTGAAGATTACTATGAGTACCGATACAATTATGCAAACCAAAGAGCTAGCTTTTCGGGAGGAACTTTAATAACCCTAAAGGCTAACCAAAAAGCATTAACTAGTTTAGCTAAGTTTGTTCAAGACGCTCAAGACGCTGTAGCCGTTATTGATTTAATGCTGGCTTAGGTTGATATAATTTTGTTAGATTTAAGATAGGAGATAGTTTGCCTAATATTACAGGACCAATTAAAGGATTAGTAGAGAACATAGCAGGTTCTGTATCTAACCTTATTACTCAAATAACTAATAGTTCTACAGATTCTGGGGTTCCTAAAAATCCTAGAACGTCTGAAGTTTTATCAGTTTTAGATCAAGGTAACTGGAATAAATTAGTATTTCCCTACACTTTTGACGTTTTAACCGAAGACGGAGCTTCTGTAGATGAATTTACTGCGTTTTCTTTACCTATAGCTCCTCAATCTATTAAACAATCAGAAGAATTTGCTATAAACATTACTCCCACGCAAGGCGGAACTACTGTAAGCCATTCAGGCAATCGCTACAAAACTCTTACTATTGCAGGGACTACTGGTATAGCTCCCTTTCGGGGAGGCGGAGGCGCTTTATCGTCTACCGGAGAAGGTATTTTTCAACCTTCCAACTTAAAATATCGTAGCGGTTATGAAGTTTTTATTAGACTAAGAAACTGGTTTAGGGCTTATTATGAGTTTAAAAAGAACGACCCAGAACAGGCAAGAAAAGTACGACTAGTATTTAAAAACTTTAAAGATGGAGAATTTCTTATAGTTGAGCTACTTAAGTTCGACATGACTAGACAAGCTCCCAAATCTTTCTTATATGACTATACCTTAGATTTTAGAGTTTTATCTCACTTTACTTTTAAGCCATTAGAAAGTGGTTTAATTTTTGATACAGTAATTGGAAGCGCTTTAGCTAAAATAGAGCAAGCTAGAGGAATATTTTTAAGGTCTCAAGACATTTTAAGACAAGTAGAGGCTACTTACATTGTAAACGTATTGGAAGGTTTACGAGTTATAGGTCTTTCTGCAAAAGCTTTTGAAGGTATAGAAACTACCGCAGCTGACATAAGCTCTAGAAACTTAAGTACGACTATTCCCAAAGGTTCCCTTTTTGGGATAATAAAATTTGTACAAGACGAACAAGCTAGTGTGGCTATCGGAGCTTCGGTAGACCCTAGAATAAGAGCTATTGTACTGCCAGAAGACATAAATCAAGCAGTTAATAATTTAGGGCCTAGTTTAATTACCTCCTTTGGGGAAGGCTTACAAGCTTTGCCAACTTCTATATTTCCAGAAGAAACTCTACAAGCCTTGGAAGACGAACAAGCATTAAGCTTACAACTTCCTAGAAGCTACTATGAAAGACTTATTATTGACTTAACGAGAATTAAACAAAATATGGAAGATTTCTTAAACTTAGGGTCTATCCAGTACGACCTACTTTTTAATAGAACTAAAACTTTGGCTCCTAATGATACGATTGATGAAATACAAGCTATTGAAATCCTAAACGGTTTTAACGAGTCTATAATAGCAATTCAGTTAATTTTAAGCGTAAACGATCTTTTTAAATCTACTTTTGAAGAAAGAATAAAGGATATGTTACAAAGATTTGATGATCAGATTGATTTACGGTCTTCTGTCGCTTCTAAAGAAATTACTGTAAATAATGGTGATACTTTAGAAAGAATAGCTTTACGAGAATTAGGTGATGCTCAAAGATGGGGAGAAATTGTTGAATTAAACGACCTAAAATTTCCTTATCTAGTAGACGATGCTACTTCTACCTTAAGAAATGTTAAAAAAACAGGAGAAACTCTTTTAGTTCCAGCTCCTTTAATAAATGGATTTTCTCAAGTACCTGAAGGCAAAGAAAATAGAAATACTGTTAACTTAAATGAATTAGAAAAATCTTTAGGGACCGACTTGCGTATAGACGCTAATTTTGATCTAGTGTTAACTCCTTCTGGCGACATAGACTTAATTTCTGGTGCTAATAACATGGCACAACAAATAATTTTAAAACTTAGCTACACTAAAGGGGACCTTTTAAACTACCCTCAAGTTGGAGCTGGAGTAATTATAGGGGATAAGTTTCCTCCATTAAATCAAATTAAAGAAAGTATAACTAACTCTTTATTAGCAGATAATAGAATAGACTCGTTGGAAGATTTATCTTTAATAAGAAATAACTCTGAGTTAATGCTATCTTTTGTAGTAAAAATAA